CGCTAAGCCCGCGCGAGGCCACGACGTGCACGACGGTCGCCTACCTCGAGGCGGCGGTGGAGCAGCTCGAGGAGGCGGTCATCGGCGCGACCGAATCGCGCAGCTGGCAAGCCGTGGGGTCGTTGAAGCTCCGCGCTCTCCAGGCGCGCGAGGCCCTCGACGTTGCCCGCGCGAAGGAGGCCGCGCCCGACGAGAGCATGAGCGACGAGCAGCTGATCGGCATCATCACCGGCGCCATCGCCTCGATGCCTCCGGCCCTGCTTGACCGCGTCGAGGAGGCCGTCGAGACGAAGCGGCATGGTCCGCGCCTGAAGGTCGTTTGACGGCTGGCCTCGCCCAGCTCGCGCAAGCGGCGCACCAGCTCCAGAAGCGTGCGGTCGCTGACCCGCTCTCCTACTGGCGCCCGACGAAGCCGCAGCTCGAGTTCCTGCAGGACCCATCCCGGCTGAAGCTGGCGCGGGCAGGGAACCAGGTCGGGAAGACGACGCTCGGTCTGGTTGAAGTCATCTACCGGTGCCTCGGCGCGCATCCGCATATCTCCGTCCGTCCGGCTCCCATCGAGGCGTGGATCATCGTCCAGAGCTGGGAATCGTCGCTCTCAGTGCAAGGCAAGCTCTGGGCGCTCCTCCCGAAGGACGCGCTTGTCGAAGAGACCGAGTACACGCCGGGCCGCGGCTTCCGAGGCCGCACGCCCATCATCCGATTCAAGAATGGAAGCGTCATTCGCGTCCGCACCACGCAGCAGGGGTCGCTCGCCCTGGCGGGGTCAACCATTGACGTGGTGCTCATCGACGAGCCTCCGCCCGAAGAGATTTGGAACGAGCTGGTCCCGCGCGTGCTTCGCAATCACGGGACGATCATTCTCACGCTGACCCCCGTCGGCGCGCCTCTCGGCTGGCTGAAGAAACTGACGGAGGAGGGCAAGGTCCGCGACTTCTGCTTCCCATTGACCGTCGAGAACACGACGCCCATCGGCTGCAGTCCGCTCATGACGCAGGAGCAGATCGACTCATTCTCGGAGAGCATCCTCCCCCAACAGCGGGCGCAACGCATCTTCGGCGATTGGGAGAGCCTCTGGACACAAGGCCGCGTCTTCCAGATGTTCGACCCGTCCCGCCATGTCAAGGCCGAGGTCCCCACGGGCGAGGCCCTCATCGGGATCGGCATCGATCATGGAACCGAGGTGGGCGCGCAGGTCGGCGTCCTCGTGGCGATGGTCAAGGACTACGAGGGGACGGGTCACCCGCGGATCTATGTCCTCGACCAGGTGCAGACCGACGGACAGACCACGCCCGACCAGGACGCGCGGATGCTCCTCGAGATGCTCCGTCGCGCGGGGCTCCAATGGTCCTCGGTAGACCTGTGGGTCGGCGACCGCCGGGTCTATGGACGGAAGAACGGGTCCCTCAAGTCGAACGCGATGCTCATGTCGGCGATGGAGCGTGCGCTCCGTCTACCGACCGGATCTCTCCCTTTCCGAATCAAGACGGCGTACAAGCCCGCAGGATCGGTCTTCGAAGGTATTCGCATCCTGAGCGCGGCCATGCTCCGCGGCGACTTCTTCCTCCATCCACGGTGCGCCCGCCTGGCGGATGACCTTCAGCGCTGGGACGGTCGCGAGGCGAGCGAGCACAAGCACAGTATTGACGCGCTTCGATACACGCTCGAGCTCATCACGCGCCGGCTGCACAACCCCACGGTCTTGCGGCTAGGTTAGCCGTGCTGCAGAGGTCTCTTGATGTACGCATTCAGCCGCATGCCCTCTCCTCCCGCGCCGTCCAACCCCGAGGAGGCCGCGCGCTGGGAGCACACGCGACACCGCCGTGCGCTCATGGAGGGGACGTGGCAGCGCCTCCTCGAGGACCGTCTCCAGGCGCAGCTCGGGAGCACTCGCCGTCAGGCATGGGGCATCCCCGACCTCTCATCGAACCCATTCCGCGTCATCTCCTACGAGCTCTCGACCTTGTACGACGCCGCACCGGACGTGCACCACAACGCCGCGGAGACCGCGTCGGCGAAGAACGGCACTCCCTCCTCGGCTGACGCGCTCATCGGCGGCGAGGGCCTCATCGCGCGGTCTGGAGTGTGGTCGCAGATGCCTCGCGTCCAGGCCATGACCATTGCCCTGCGGGAGATGTGGCTCCGCATCGACGTGGTCGACGGTCGCCTGACGTACCGTCCCGTATCGTCGGACATGATCATCGCGGAGGCAGACCCGCAGCGCCCGACGGTCCCCCTGGCGGTCGCTGAGATTCGGCTTCGTCGCGTCAACGGCGCGGCGGTCTGGGCTTGGGACGTCCTCGACATCCGCGATCCGGACTTCCCCCGGTACGAAGTGCGCCTCGCGGACGACAAGGGCGCATTCGGCGAGGACATCACCCTCGCGGTACTGGGGCCAAACGAGGCGAAGAAGAGCCCGACGGACCCGGAGTGGAGCGGGGCTAACTACCCGTACCGCCGTACCTCGAATGACGCGCCCATCCTGCCGGGCGTGCTCTACCACGCGAGCCAGTACGGGGACCGCCTCTTCGACCCGTACTTCGGGATCGAACTCTACGAGGGAAGTCTCTCGCTCTCGGTGTACTACTCCTTCCTCGCCCATTGCCTCCGCGACGCGAGTTTCCCGCAGCGCTACGCCATCGGTGTGCGCGTCGCGGGGACCGAACTCACGGAGGGCATGACCCGAGGGACTCGCGTCGAGGTGGTCACCGATCCGACGACGATCTTGATGCTGGACGCCGCGACTGAATCTCAGCCGACCGTCGGACAGTTCCAGGCGGGCGCGGACGTCTCGACGCTCGAGTCGACCATTGCGGCCATCGCCCACCGTCTGGCCACCGACGCTGGCCTCTCCCAGACGGACATCCAGCGGACGTCGGGCAGCGCGAAGAGCGGCTATGCCATCTCGCTCTCGAACGAGGGCAAGCGCATGGCGCAGCGTCGCTATGTCGTGCAGTTCCGCGCCTCGGACGAGGAACTGGTAGCGAAGAGCGCGATCCTGTTCAATCGCGCCACCGGGTCAGCATTTCCCGAGGGCGGCTACTCGGTGCTCTACCGCGAGGTCCCGCTCTCGCCGGAGGAGCTCGACGCGCGACGCAAGCATGCCCTCGAGATGCTGGAAGCTGGGCTCATGGACCGCGTCGAGGCGCTGCGCCTCTTCGGGAACCTGAGCGAGCCCGACGCTATCGCGAAGCTCGCCCTCATCGAGACGATGAAGGCGGCAACGTCGGGTGGAGCGGCTACCATGACAGCACAGGGCCCGACGTCGCCGCCCGACGCGTCCGTAACCGACGCAGCGGAAAGCGCGACGATGGACGCCGTCGAGGAGTTGGACGCCGCGTCCTCCGCGCTCGAGACACTCGCCGCACAGATTCGCGACCCGTCGATGCGCGACGTGCTCCGCGCCGTCATGGAGAGCCTCTCCGAGGCGAAGGGCTACCTCACGGGTAGCGAGGTCGAGGCCGCGGTGGAGCTCCCTGGCGAGGAGGAGGAGGCCGTGGAGATGGAGACGGAGACATCTCCCGGCGACGCGTGCCCCATCGAGACGCAGGATATCGCAGTCAACCTGAAGAACCGGCAGAAGGCCATCGACACGGCACACTATGGGCCAGCGAACCCGAACGACCCCGGCAACTATTGGGACGAGAAGGCCGCGCGTATGCGCGCCACGCTCGACCAGGTGAAGGGCATGACCTGCGGAAACTGCGCGTTCTTCAACGTGACGACGCCGATCATCAAGTGCATTGAGCAGGGTATCGGCGCGGATGCTGGCGAAGTCGTCGCCGCCGGGAAGCTGGGCCTCTGCGAGGCCTTCGACTTCAAGTGCGCCGCGCTTCGTACCTGCGACGCGTGGGTGGTCGGAGGCCCCATCACCGACGAGGTGGCGAATGCCGTTCGTTAGCGAGGCGCAGCGGAGCTACCTGAAGCGTGAGCATCCGGCAGTCTACGAGCGATTTGTCCGCGACGAGCGCCGGATGGGCTTTCAGCTCGCGGCGCCCGCCGAGGTGGCGGCAGTCGCCAAGCGCGCCATCGCCCTCCGCGAGGAGCATCGCCGCGGTGGAACACAGGTGGGCATCACCCGCGCGAACCAGCTCGCGAAGCGCGAGGTCGTGAGCATCGACACGGTGAAGCGCATGGTGGCGTACTTCGACCGTCACGCGAAGGACCTCGAGGCGCCCGCGGCTCGCCCTGGTCATCCCGACTACCCGAGCGCGGGGCGCATTGCGTGGGACCTCTGGGGCGGAGATGCAGGGCGCGCGTGGGCGAAGCGTCAACTCAAGGTCTGGGAGCGAGTCCAGGCCGTCAACAAGGAGCAACCATGACCGAGAACACCGACGGACAGGGAGGCGCTGAGGCGCGCATCCGACAGCTCATCGAGCAGAACAAGGCACTACAGGCCCGCGTGACCGAGCTCGAGCCCATCGCCGCGGAGGTGGCGAGCTACCGCACGCAGATCGAGGAGCTCAAGGGCTCCACGAAAGCCGAGCGGGAGGCCCTGCGCCTCGAGCGCGAGATCTACGGCGCGGGCATCACCGATGCCGAGGGTATCGAATACGTGCAGCACGCCTACTCCAAGCTCAAGGCTGACGAGCGTCCTCCCCTGGGCGAGTGGCTCGCGAACAAGGACGCGCTCCCCCGCGCGATTCGCGCCTACCTTCCCGAGGCCGCGCCTGTCGCGGCGGCGGCTCCGGTGGCCGACATGCGGACGAAGCTCCCGGCGAGCAGCGCGACGGCGCTCCCCTCCCCCGCGGCGTCGCCCACCGCGTTCAGCCCTGAGCGCATCCTGTCGATGTCGAACGCCGAGTTCAAGGCAAATCTCGACGCCATCCTCGCGGCGCGCAAGACGGCTTGACAGATTGTCAGCGAGAGCGGTAGGGTGATGGCGAGGGCCACGCCCTCACGCGCTCGAGGCAAGGTCTCGTAAAAAGCGACACGCGCGGCAAACCATCGACCCCCAAGGGAGGCCACTATGGCCAATATCGATTTTGCCGCACTGAGCGGCAATGCTCGCGACTCCGTCATCCTCCACAAGATGATCGAGATGAAGCTCGCCGACCGTTTCGAGCTCTACAAGAACCCCGTCTTCGCCAACTACGGCTCGATGAACGGCAGCGGGTCCAGCGCCCTCCAGGTGCCCGTCGTCGGCCTCGCCGGCACGGACATCATGGCGGCGGTGGGCGACGGCAGCTCGGTCGCGAACACCTCGATCACCGCGTCCTCGGCGACCATCACCATCGCCCGTCAGGCGCTCCGCTACGACATCACGGACCTCGCGAACGTGACCAACCCGCTCGCGGGTGGCATGGGCGTCGGTGTCGAGGGTCTCGC